AACTATCGGTTCAACGGGAATTCAGGGAACTACTGGCTCTCAAGGTATTACGGGAACTCAAGGCGCAACGGGTACTCAAGGATTTAACGGTACTCAAGGCACATCCGGCACTAACGGATCACAAGGAACAACGGGCAGTCAAGGATTAACCGGACTTCAAGGATTAACAGGTTCTCAAGGCGCAAACGGTCTGCAAGGAACAACTGGCTTGCAGGGAATTCAAGGTTTAACGGGAACACAAGGAATCACCGGAACGCAGGGAACAACAGGATCGCCAGCGACAACCGATGACTTAACCATCTCTATCGTCATGCAACGCTTCTAAGGAGTAACTAATGGCTACGACAACATCAAAGGTTCTCTATCGTGGAGCCGCATCAACGACTACATCTACCACTCTTTATACTGTGCCATCGGCTACAACTACTGTAGTGACGGAGATTATGGTGGCTAATACGACTTCAACTGCTGGCACATTTACCATCAGCCTTGATGGAACTGCTATTGCTACAACGGTTACTGTTGGCGCGTATGACACAACAGTTATTCCTATGAAGCAAGTGCTTGCCGCAACTAAAACTATTACTGGTGGCGCTTCTGCTACAACTATTAACTTTTCTATCTCAGGCGTGGAAATATCTTAATGACTGAAATATTTAAAATGTCTAATGCTGGTGGCGGTAAAACTATTACTCGTTATCGAGATATGCTAGCGGGAAATGTTGTTTACCCAACAGTAACTGGTGGAACTTTATATTCAGATTCTACTTATTATTATCGTGCGTTTACATCCACGGGAACATTAACCGTTTCCAATGCTCCATTAACCGCCGACATATTAGTTGTTGCGGGTGGCGGTGGTGGTGGTGACATAGGTTCTGGTGGTGGTGCAGGAGGAGTATTAGCATTTGCATCTCAATCTGTTTCAACTTCTACAAGCGTCACAGTTGGAGCCGGTGGCGCAGCATTGACAGGTGGTGGAACCAACGGAACCAATGGAGTTAACTCTCAGTTTGGTGCTTTAACAGCATCAGTTGGTGGCGGTAAGGGTGGAGACGCAAACTCTTCCAGCGGTATTGGATATAGCGGTGGTTCAGGCGGTGCTGGAAATGGTAACGGTGCTTCAAGCGCTGGAACTTATACAAACGGTGGAGCAGCAACATCAGGGCAAGGCTATGCCGGTGGTCGAGGTATTCGTTCAGGTTCATCTCCATCAGTTACATTTACTGGCGGCGGCGGTGGTGGCTCTGGAGCAGTCGGTGGCGATGCAGCTTCAAACGCATCAGCAGCCGGATACGGTGGAGCCGGAGTCAATACCGTTACAAACTGGGGCGCTTTATCTGATGCATTAACTGCTACAAGTTTAGGAGTTTCAGGTTACATTGCTGGTGGTGGTGGAGGCGGTCAGGGTCGTGGTTCATCAGGAGGAAGTTTCGGCGGTCAAACTGGTGGCTCTGGTGGCGGTGGAACTGGTGGAAGTTACAACACAGCAGCACAAAGTGGAGTTGCTAACACAGGTTCCGGCGGTGGAGGAGACGGTTACAACAACGGCTCTTACACAAATGCAGGTGCTGGCGGCTCAGGTCTAGTAATTGTTCGTTATACACGCTCTCAAGTAGGAGGTTAATCAATGGCACATTTCGCCGAAATAGATTCAAACAACATCGTTACTCGCGTACTTGTTGTATCCGATGAGGATGCAGTAAATGGACAAGACTTCCTCGCCAATCAACTAGGACTGGGTGGAACATGGATTCAAACCTCATACAACACTATTGGTGGCGTACACACCAACGGCGGTACTCCGCTTCGCTTTAACTATGCAGGTGTGGGTTATTCCTATGATGCCACCCGCGATGCTTTCATCCCGCCAAAGCCTTTTGAGTCATGGAAGTTAGACGAGGCTACTTGCCTATGGACTGCTCCTACTCCAATGCCTACTGACGGTAAGTTGTACCAATGGGTTGAAGCGGATTTAAACTGGCAGGTAATTCCCGAGGCTATCTAACCCAGACCATTCCTACATCGGCGGTTGGGCGTAATCCGGAACGTTGCCAGCCGCCAGCAGTCCACTCAGGCGCATAGTCCTTAATCCATTGCGCGAAGGCTAGTGGATCAGAAATCGGCAACCACATATCTGATGGTTGTAAATGGTGTTCGATAAACTGCGGTGCAAACTGGGTATATCCCAATCCACCCAGATACTTTAATTGCTCGATATGTTCATCCAGCGTTGCCAGCGACCATTCAAAGGTCATCGGGTAAGGCTTGCTCATACCTCGAAAGACTGACCATTCAGCCCCTTCTACGTCAACCTTAATCAAATCAGGCTCGCCGTATCTTTGGGCAAGGGTATTAACGGTGATAGTTGTCGCGCGTACTTCTCTGTAAGGTTTCCCGTTATAGGGCATAGACGGATTAGTCAGCCACTCTTTATTCATCGTAGATAGCCCATCCTCGTGCGCCTCGTAAAAGGTGATGCGTTGATAGTCGCTATCGGATACCGCTAACTTCAATGGAGTAACTCGCGGATCATAAATAAAGTTCTTGACTAGTTCGCCATAAATGCTTGCTGGCTCAAGTGCGATTACATCGTAACCTAACGCGAGTCCGGCAACGGTGGCATCTCCACGATTAGCCCCTATATCAAAGAGAAGCATCTATCCTCGCAAGGTTTGATTTGACGGCGTTTGCATATTCTTCTGTTATACTTTCGTAAGATAATTTTCTCATAATATCTATGCTCTCTTGCTTACGACCTATCCAGTAAGCACTCACACCTTTCTCAAACTCTAGGCAGTAATCGCCGGGGTAATCAACATCAACGGGCAACTTATCAACCGCAACTGCGCTCTGTCCGATACACGCATAGGTATAACACTCTTGCCAGTTACCCGCGCGTTCGTGAAATCTCGCCAATAAGAAATAACCTTCGGGGCGATACGGATTAAATGCTATGGCTTGCAGTAGGCAATTAGATACGGTGGTTAATCTATCGTTCTGTTCCTCAAAGCAATGGGCTAACTTGAGAAGCGATGCGTACACATAACTTTCTGTTTCCTTGTTACCGTATTCAGCGCACCGCAGATAGAACGATACTGCCGATGCTATTTGATTTTGCTTTTCATATTTTACCGCTACATCAAAATTTAATACGGGATTAAACGGATCGTGCGACAAATCCTCAATGAGAGTTTTTAGCATAACGCCTCCAAGATTAAATCTTCGACAACTAACTTTGGCACTTTTAAGACAAACGCGGCATTATCTTGGAATCCAAAGGATAGAAGTAAATCCTCACCAAGTTTAGTCGCTCCCACGCAGAACTCAATGCGAGCATCAAGGAACGAAAACGCGTGAGACATACCGACAACGTTTAACTCTTTATCCCATAGCACTAAGCGATGACGATAAATGCCATCCTTTTGCTCAAGGTAATTTTTAAAGAGATTAACCTCGTGCGAAATAGAGATATACATATTGCCCCAAGGAATTAACTGCGAGCCGCCTCGTTGGTCTATATCTGGCGCAATAGTCTCGCGCAGGAATACCTGCTCTATCGTTGGCGTGTGTGAATTAGCCTTAACTAACTCGGTTGGCGCAGTCCACTTAATAAAGTGATACGGCTTATCTACTACGGGATACCAGTTCTTCTCGCAATATGATGTTTCATCTATCGCGGGAATACGAACGCGCTTGGTTTCCTTGGCAGACCAGTTTTCTTTATCTAGCGTTATATGCGTGTATTCCATGCGACCTTGCCCATGCGTAGTCGTATCGCGCCGAACGCCGACAAGGTAATACTGACCTTCCCATTGGACTAGCCGAGCATCCTCAAGCCCGACAAACTCCCAGATAGGCTGATGCAGGTTCATCATCTCTACTTTGGTTGAGTTAATCAGTTCGAGGTTATTGTTAAGTCGGCACAGATAGTTTTCCGTTACCAATCGCTGATCCTTCTCGGGATGCAGATAGGAAAGCGGCCCCCAACGAGACGGAAACTGTTGCTTGTTCTCTGAGTGGTACAAGATATAGTTCACCACTCGCACATTAACTAATATTTCCCCGTCATCATCTATCAATATGCTCGGATTCATCCCGCCGAACGTGCCGTCAATGGCTATCGGTGCAAGTTTTCCACCATGCGATACAGAACGCTCAACTAAATTCATACGGACACTTTACCAATAAGGAGACACTATGGGCTTGCTCGACAGATTGGCTAAAGCCGTTGCAGACCAAATTGTTAAAGCACCTAATCTTCCTAGCGGCACAGGCATCATGTCTGAACAACAAATGCGACAGGCTGGCGGTATTGCGCAAACACAATACGGCTACGGAACATCTACGCCTCTGCCACGCAACCCACTTCTCGCTAACGTTCCTTTTGCCCCGGGCTTACCGTTAATCCCCGGCGCGCTTAATCCTCTCAACCCTGAGACGGGCAGACCTGCTCCACGCCGTTATGAGTATTTAGTAGCGCAGAACATCAATGTAAGCGAAAACCGCCTAGTGCCATTTAAGACACTACGAGCCGCCGCAGATCAGATAGACATTCTGCGCCGTTGCATTGAAGTTCGGAAGGCCAAGATTAGCGGGTTGGAATGGGACATTGTTCTCAGCGATGCCGCAAGCGAACGCATCATCTCCGAATCAGGTGGCAATCACCTACGCGCAATGGCTGATGCTCGCGCTAAGTTCACACCTGAGATTGCTCGCCTTCGCAAGTTCTGGGAAACACCTGACCCTGCAAACGGATTAGGCTTTGTGGACTGGCTCAATATGGCACTTGAGGAAATTGACGTTCTTGATGCGTGGGCTATTTGGCCACAATCAACAGTCGGTGGAGAAATTCGCGGGCTACAGATTCTTGACGGATCAACAATCAAACCTCTCTTAGACGATAGAGGTATGCGCCCAGACCCTTCAACTGGCCCAGCCTTCCAACAGATTCTTTACGGCTTCCCACGTTCTGAGTTCTCAGCAACGATTGACGATGAAGCCGCAGACGGCGAATTTTCTAGCGATGAACTTGCTTACTTAGTACGCAATCGCCGCGCTAACTCTGTCTATGGATATTCACCTGTCGAGCGCGCACTTCCTTTGGCTGATATTTACTTGCGCCGTCAACAATGGCTTCGCGCAGAATTCACCGATGGAACAATGCCTAAGTCATGGTTAGAACTTCCCGAATCAGCGCAACTTACCCCTGAGCAAATTCGCGCTTATGAAAACATCTACAACGATGACTTAGCCGGACAGACCGAGCAACGCAATATGATGCGCTTCTTGCTTCCCGGTGGAAAATTAGTCACCGACCCCGGCTACCAAGAGAAGTTCTCTGACCGCCTTGATGATTACCTCATCACCTCTATCACAGGACACTTTGGCGTTCTCCCAACCGAAATTGGATTTAGTGCCAAGACTGGTTTAGGTGGTTCAGGACACCAAGCGGGCGAAGCAAGTGCCGCAGAGCAAATCGGAATCATTCCTACTGCTCGTTGGGTCTCTCAGATGATTTCCGCGCTTTCCTATCGCTGGTTAGGTATGCCACGCGAACTAGAATTCCGCTTAGCATCTAGCGAGCGCACCAATGACGAATCTATTGCCAAGCGGGATGACCTTCGTACACGCAACGGATCACAAACCATTAACGAGAACCGCGCAGACCTTGGACTTCCACTTCTTGATTCACCTGAAGCCGATATGCCTATTTTCGTTGCTGGCGCATCAGTCTTTATGATGACTCCAGATGGCATGGTTGCCGCAGGTACATCTCTTGATGAAAACGGCGAGCAAGACCAACCAACTGCTGAAAAGCCTGTTGTTGATAATTCTTTACCTAACGAGGCTAAGCCTTTACCTAGCGACAAATCCGCGCAAGATGAAATTCGCACCTTTATCCGTTGGGTTCGCAAAGGCAACACATCTCGTTCCTTTAACTTCGAAACATTAGAATCTTCTTATGCCGAAGTTCTCAATAAGTTCGTTGAGGCTAAAGACCTTGACGGGGCTCGCTGGTACGCTGAACGCTATTTGGGGTTGTAATGAAATCCCCCGCGAAAGGCGCGATAGTACGCATCACCGCTAAGAACGCAGACAAGATTCGTGCGGCGTTTAAAGTTGCTATTGATAGCGAAGCCATTGCGCAATCTTTCGCTGAAACACATCCCGCAGGTGGGCAAGTAACTCCTGCTATGGCGCGTGACTGGGCAAAGGTTCACATCAACGTGGACAAGAAGCCGCTAGTTGAAACGCTTAATAAAATTTATGCAGATGGTTGGGTCACAGGCGATTTAGCCGCGCGCTATACCCTTGCTCATATCATGCGCAATAAAGCCGTTAGCGCACCTAAAGTTGGTGTGGTTAATTGGGATACATGGAAGCCCGGCAATCAAGCCGCATCTGCTTTGCTCAATCCTAAAGGCGGGTTGCGCTCGCTGATGGATAACGCCGGGGTAACAATTGACGGTATCTCTAACACTAAGTTAGACCGTATCGGCACAGTCCTTTCCCGCGCACTTGCAGAAGGCGTAGCACCTCGCCAAGTAGCCGTTATGGTTGACCAAGTTGTCAATGATCCGCAACAGGCTTTGACTATCGCGCAAACAGAAATGTCACGCGCAGTCGTTCAAGCCGAACTTGCTCAATACCGCGAATCCGGCGCAGAGATGGTGGAGTGGCTCGTTGCAGACCCTTGCGATGAGTGCGCCGCTAACGAAGATGTTTCACCAATTTCTATTGACGAAGATTGGCCAAGCGGAGATGCTCCAGTCCATCCACATTGCTTTATTGCCGGAACGTTAGTGCAATCACCCGAGATTGTTACTGCTTACAGCCGTTGGTATGAAGGTAAGCTCTTTCAACTTACGCTCGACACGAACGAAGTCATCTCCGTTACCCCTAATCATCCAATACTGACCACGCGTGGTTGGGTTGCTGCGGGTATGCTCAATAATGGCGACCAACTTATCAGTTACAGAAACTTCAAGAGGGAATCGACCGTTGGCGTGAATAACAACAATGTTCCAACCCCTATCGAAGATGTAGTCGAAGCGTTTTCTCGTACGAGCAGCGTGACGACCCGCGAAGTGCCAATTTCCACCCCAGATTTCCACGGCGACGGAATGGGTAGCAAGATCGCAGTTATACATTCCAATCGCTTTAGCCGGGGTGACCTTGTAGCCTCTCTCGGTAAGCCATTCGTAAATAATTTCTTCGCCGCGACTTGCGAACTTAGTTCGCTTCTCAATCGTGTTCGCTCGTTTAATAAGTTCGGCTTCCGTAGCCTTTCGACCTCGAACAGCACTATGGGCGGCTTGAACGCCGGCTTTAAGTTGTTCGGGCGTTTTGCTATCGGCAACAAGTTGCTGCGCTTGGTTTCTCGTTCTCATAACAACTCCGTGAGCGAGCATCCATTGGGTAATAGCCTTACGACTAGCCCCGTATTCGATGCTGAGAGCCTTCACCGACTCGCCCCCGAGGTAGCGGTTGATGATCTCGTCAAGTGCGGAATAAGCGTTGTGACGGGGATTGTATCCCTCGATTTTGCTGGTCAAGTTTATAACCTCGAAACTGTAGATGGTTGGTACATAGCCAATAGTATCATAAGCCACAACTGTATGTGCGATATTGCCCCATACATCACTACAGGCGATATTCAACTCTCGGTCATGCCCGACCTTGCCAAGTTCGTACCTTCTGAGTTAGAAGT